TTTTTGCATATTATCAGGAGGTTCCCCATGAGTAGCGAGATCGCAGAAGAAGCTTACGATTATCGTGAAGACCCTGAGTATTGGCGTGCCCCGTTCGATTTTACGAAGCCCATATCTGATGCAAATACTCCGGAGGGGTGGATGCGTGCTGAGTTGAAAGGGCGTTTTTTCAACGCTCCGGTGGCACGCCCTGGTGCCGAATATGAGTGGGGTTTAGCAGAGATTAAGCGTAGGAACGAAGCTAAGGAATTCCCCTTCAGATATAGCGAAGTAACCAGGTTGTATCGTGAGAAGGTAGCTAATGGTGAGTTGCCGGATGTTTATGCTGGCACTCCATACGATTTGGCGCTTTTGCCTTTCTAACGTAGTTTTCCCTTTCCGCCCGGGGTTTTGGGCGGCATAACCGAATATAGAACATATTTTTACAACACCACCCGTGTAGACGAGTTTTCGTCTGCACCGGGTGGTGTTGGTGCTTAAGAAGCAAGGAGCAACCCTATGAGTGAGAACACCACAGTCGAGACGGCAGAAGCCTCCGAGCAGCCGCAGGTAACCCCCGCGGATGTCGCGGCGGCGCAGCACGAGCACATGGAGGAACCCGCGTTTCGCACCATCACCTCGCAGCGCCAGCTTGACGCCATTATCGCCGAGCGACTCAAGCGTGAACGTGCAAAGTTTGCCGACTACGCCGACCTGCGCGAGAAGGCTGCCACCGTGGACGAGCTGACCACTCGTGCCGAGCAGGCAGAAGGGCGTCTAGCCGAGCTCGAGCACGCGGAGAAGGTACGCGGATGGCGTGAAGCCGCCGCCGCCGAGTACGGTGTTCCCGCTTCCGCCCTGCGCGGGGAGACGCAGAAGGAGCTGACCGAACACGCGGCGCTCCTGTCTGAGCTGCTCCACGGCGGTGCTACCGGTGGTGCGGCGGGTAACCGCACCGTCATCAAGACCGAGGGTGAAGGTGCGGGGCTTGCGCTCAATGGCGACCCGCTACTGGACAAGCTCAAGGGCGTCCTCGGCATCTAGCTAATCCTCTTCTAGGAAAGGAAAAACCGTTATGGCTATTACCGCCGCAACTAAGACCAGCAACCTCGCCGGGTTTATCCGCCCCGAGATTGCGCAGGCATACTTCGCAGAGGTTCAGAAGGCCTCTGTGGTGCAGTCTCTGGCGCGTCAGGTGTCTCTCTCTGTCTCTGGTGAGGCTATCCCCGTACTGACTGAGAAGCCCACCGCCTCCTGGGTGGAAGAAGGCGCTAAGAAGCCCACCACCCAGGCGGGGCTGACCATGAAGACCATGACCCCGAAGAAGATTGCCGCCATCGCGGTGGTCTCCGCCGAGGTCGTCCGTGCGAACCCCGGTAACTACATGGAAGTCCTTCGTCAGGAGATCGCTGAGTCGTTTGCTCGCGCGTTCGACGATGCCGTTATTCACGGCACCTCGAACCCGTTCGGTGTTGGTACTAACCTCGCCTCCACCAGCAAGACTGTGAAGCTCGGTACTTCTCCCGCGAACAAGGGCGGTATCTTTGCCGACCTGAACTCGGGTCTGGATCTGCTGGTGAAGGACAAGAAGAAGCTCAACGGCTTCGTGTTCGATGACGTTGCTGAGCCGCTGTTTAACGCCTCGGTGGATGCTAACGGCCGCCCGTTGTTCGTGCCTGAGCCGACCGTGGCAACCGCTGCTGTGCGTTCCGGTACCGTGCTGGGCCGTCCTGCTTCGTTCGCTGATACCGTGGCGAACGGTACCGCTGCCGGTTCGGTGGTCGGTATCGGTGGTGACTTCTCGAAGGCGCTGTGGGGCACTGTGGGTGGCATCAACTTCGATGTGTCCACCGAGTCCACCGTGACTATTGGCAACCAGCTGGTCTCTCTGTGGGAGCACAACCTGGTCGCGATTCGCGCCGAGGCAGAGTTCGGTTGGCTCATTGAGTCCAACGCCCACTTCGTGAAGTACACCCTCTAACCTGGGCTGGGAGGTGCGTGACCTGTGATGATGGATGATTTTCCCGAGGTCACCGTGGAGGCGTTGCGGGCGCGCTGGCCGGATATGCCGCCGGGCTCCGAAGAGCATGCTCGTGTCCTTCTTGAGGATGCGGGCGTACTCATCCGTGCGGCAGCGCCTGGCTGGTTCAACCTGCCGGCAGAGGCTATCACGATTGTGGCGTGCCGGATGGTCAAGCGCGCCATGGCTGCAGGGGCATTCGTGGAGGGCGCGTCATCTTTGACGCAGACGGCGGGGCCTTTTAACCAACAGGTTAGCTTCGCAAACCCGAACGGGGATTTGTACCTATCCCGGGCTGAGAAGAAGCTGCTCGGGGTCGGGTCGCAGCGCGCCACCACCATTGACCTATTCCCTGCCTCCGGTTGCGGGATGGGAGGTGAAGGGCATGGGGTGGCTCAAACCCCGGTTCACGGTTTCACACTCGGCCTGGACTGAAGAAACACCTGATAGTTGGGGTTCCCCTACTCGGGGCTGGAGTGCTGCGGTGCAGGTTGAAGTGTTTGGGTGGGCTTCACCGGGCGCGGATTCTGAGATTCGGGATACCGCGACCGGGGTTCGCCGTGACCTTGACCTGTACGCTCCAACCGGGTTCACCCGCCCCCGCGACCGGGTAACCGTGGACGGGGTGCTGTACGAGTGCGTCGGCTGGCCAGAAGACTACACGCACGGCCCCTTCGGCTTCGAGGCGGGTTACCGAATCAATCTCAAACGCGTGGAAGGATGACGACGAGTATGGGCAAGACGAAGGTGAAGCTGACGCTGGCGGGATTCTATGGGCTGCGCACCAGCCCGGAGATGCTTGCCGCCCTAAGCACGGAGGCGGCGAAGGTTCAGGCTCGCGCCGGTGACGGGTTCGCGTCCTCGGCGAAGGCTGGCGCGAAAACAGCGGTGGCGCGTGTCTACCCGACCGGTGCCGCTGGTGTCCGGGCGGAAGCTAAGCACGGTGCCCTGTCCAAGGCCGTGGGCGGGTGGAACCGATGACACCGCAGATTGGTTCTGGCCGTTTGCATGCTCCGGATGTGTTCGCAGCGCTCCGCAAGGAGGCAAAAAGCTTGTGGGGTTCCCCGGTGTATGTAGCAGAGCCGCCAAACCCACGCCCGGCCGGCGTGTTCGCGGTGTTCACCCCTTCGGGTGGTGCCGAGGGGTCCCCGGCGCATGGGCAACGAGCATTCATTGCCGATGTGTGGGGTTCCACCGCGCAGGATGCATACAACGCTGCGGAGATGTTGCGTGGCACGCTGCGTAGCATCGTGAACCAGGAGATCCTCGTAAGTAATGGACAGAGCGTGCTCGTCTACGGTGTGGATCCTATGGGGGGTGTGGTGTGGATGCCAGACCCCGATGATAAGATTCCACGATTTCGGATGAACTTCACGGTGACGTACCGGAACACGTGGATAGACCTGTTATAGCCCCTGTTGTGGGGCAGGAAGGAGCATGTTATGGCGCTTGTTGCTGATAATGTGCGTGTCGCTGTTACCGGCGGCGTTTACGTTGGTGCCATCGGCACCGCAACCCCTGCTAACGCGACCGCCCCGGTGGACGTGAAGCTGAAGGACCTCGGCTACATTAGCGAGGACGGGGTGACTCAGAGCATCGACTCTGACACCAGCGAGATCAAGGCCTGGCAGAACGGTGACGTGGTGCGTGTCATCCAGACCTCGCACAAGGTCACTTTCCAGTTCACGCTCATCGAGACGAACGAGGAAGTGCTCAAGCTGTTCTACGCGGATGCCGCGGCGAACGGGTCGCTGGTGAAGATGACCGGCGCACAGTCCCCGCACCAGACGTTCGTGCTGGACGTTCTGGACGGCAAGAAGGTTCTGCGTATCGTCATCCCCGACGGTCAGGTAACCGAGCGTGGCGAGGTGACCTACAAGAACGGCGAGGCTGTCGGCTACCAGGTGACCGTCACCGCGTACCCTGACTCGCAGGGCGTGAAGGCGTACAAGCACCTGGGCACCAAGCTCTAATAGGCTAGTTTAGTCTTGCGGCACGCCCATTCTTCTGGTTGTGCATCGTGGTTGGCTCCCTTTGAGGGTTTCTGGAGCCACAGGCCACACACACCAAGGGGGCGTGCCGCGCTCGCTTCCCCAACGAAACCCTACCCAAGACGTTTTGATTTGGAAGGAAACCCCTCATGTCGGAGAAGAACTACGCGTTTACCCGCACCAGTGACAAGAAGGCTGCAGGTGGCGCGCCGGTCGTGAAGGTGAAGCTGCGCGGCAAGACCTGGCAGGTAGACCCTGCCGCGCTGGATGATGCGGAACTGATGGAGCAGCTGCTCGCGATTGACGAAGGCAACCCCAAGGGCATGTTCTCCGCGGTGGAGTCATTGCTCGGTGCCGAGGCAAAGCAGGACGTGTTCGAGACGCTCCGCGACCCTGAGACAGGGCGTGTACCCATGACCTTGTTCACCGGGTTCTTTACCGACATGATGAACGCTTTGAACCCAAACTCCTAAAGCTCGCGGCTCTCCTGCGGGAGAACCGCGAGCTTGTGGAGATTGACCTCATCCGCTACTACCATGCCCCGTACGCCGCCCTTGCCGCGGAGTATGGGGCACAGTTGGTGGCGGCGATGGTCGTGAACCTGCCGCCAGATTCGGCGACCATGCGGCATTACGCGCAAGGTTGGGGGCTGGAAGCCCAGCTGCTGGCCGGGGTGTTTGACCGGCTGGTCGAGGCGAACTGGCAGCGCAGTGCAGACGGGCAGAAAGGCCGGAACAAGCCGAAGCCTCTGCCTCGCCCCGGTGTGCAGGGCGCTGGTGTGCGTGTCGGTTCGGGCAGTATGAGCCTGGACGAAGCGAAGTACTGGCTGGCGCAGCGGCGAGCCGGTGGTGGTGCCGTGGTGGGGCAGGAAACAATCAAATAACCGGATAGAGGAAGTGATGATATGGCTGGCGGGTATGAGCTTGCGAAGGCATACGTGAGTGTGCTCGCCTCGACCAAGGGCGCGGGCGCACAGATTGTGTCTGAGATTGGTGAGGCTGGCGACCGTGCAGGTTCGCAGGCAGGTACTAAAGCGTCCTCAGCGTTCGGGCGTATCTTCTCATCTTCCGTTGCCCCGCTGGTGGCGAAGGCTATCGGCGGTATCAGCATTGGCTCGGTTTTTGGTACCGCGTTTGCGAAGGGTTTTAACCGCCTGAAGGCTATTGATGTAGCGCAGGCTAAGCTCCGAGGCCTGGGCAATGACGCTGACGCGGTGTCCGTGATTATGCAGAACGCATCCGCGTCCGTGAAGGGCACCGCGTTCGGCCTGGACGCTGCGGCAACCGCCGCAGCTGGCGCGGTTGCCGCCGGTATCCAGCCGGGCGAACAGCTTGAAGCTGTCCTGAAGTCGGTCTCAAACTCTGCCGCTGCGTCTGGCTCCAGCATGGAGGAAATGGGCGGAATCTACGCTAAGGTTGCGAGTGTCGGCAAGGCACAGAATGACGTCCTCGCACAGGTCGCAGACCGAGGAATCCCGATCTACCAAGCACTGGGCAAGCAGCTTGGCGTGACGGCAGAAGAAGTTTTCAAGATGGCCTCTGACGGCAAGATCAACTTCGAACAATTCGAGAAGGCGATGACCTCCGCCGCCGGTAACGTCGCATTCGAAATGGGCAACACGCTACCTGGCGCGTTCGCCAACGCACAGGCCGCGCTCGGTCGCTTCGGTGCAAACATCCTTACCGGCATATATCCCGCGCTCACCAAATTCTTCCTGGCATTCCAGCAGTGGATGAAGCCGGTCGAAGCATTCGGTAAGGTTATCGGCGCACAGATTGGGGCGGGTATCACCAAGGCTGGAGAAGCCATTAGCGCCTTTGCTGCGGGCTTCAAGTCCACCATGGGCGATGGTAAGAGCTTCACGGTCACCTTCGAGATTATCCGTGAAGAGATTGCCCGGTTTGCCTCCGCGTTCCAAACCCAAGGCGCGGGCATTGTCGGTGTAGCCCAGAAGGTAGGGGCATTCCTTGGAACCGTCTTACCTCCTCTGCTGCATTCCTTCGTCTCGGTTGCACTGAATATTATCCGAGTGGTGGGCTCCCTGGCGGTTGCGTTCAAATCCGTACTCCCCAGCTTCAGTGGAGCAGGGGACGGCGCAAACGCAGCAACGAGTGCATTCGATATCCTCGAGTCTTCTATCCGTCTACTCTCAACTGGCCTCTTCCAGCTCTCCCAGTTCATCGAAAACCATCAGCAAGGAGTCGGCCGGCTCGTCCTCGCACTCGGGACCGCCGTCACCGCATACAAAGGCGTGACAACCGCAATCGGGCTGGGAAAGAGCGCCATCGAATCCTACAACACCGCTATGGGCGCCATTTCGTCGGCCAAAGACACCGTCATGGGCGTAGCCGAAGGATTCAAAATGCTAACCAGCGGAGCAGGCTCCGCCCGAGAAATCGCAGAACTCGGAAGGAACTACCAGCTGGGTGCAACCGCCGCCTCCGTCTACGAGGGCGCAGTCCGCGCAGCAGCTACAGCACAAACCGCCTTCAACACCGCCGCCGCAAACATCGCAGGCAACCTCTCCAAAGCATTTGGTCTGATGAAGGCTAATCCCTTTACCTCTCTGGTCGGTGCTATCGGCATCGTAGCAGGTGCGCTCGCCTACTTCTTTACTCAGACGGAGACTGGGCGCGCCGCGTGGGAATCGTTGATGCAGGCTATCCAGCCCGCACTGAACACAATCCTGCCACTCATTGGCCAGCTGGGCGAGAAGCTCATCCAGTCACTGCAACCGGCACTTCAGCTCATCATCCCCGCCCTGCAGCGGTTCGCAGTCATGGCAACCCAGCTATTCACTGAGGTTGTCCAGGCTGTCCAGCCAGTCATTGACAGGCTTATCCCGCTCATCGGTCAGGCAATCGCGGCACTCATGCCCATTCTGACGCAGATGGGTGCGGCGCTCATGGCGTCCCTGGGACAGATTGGCCAGCATCTTGCACCGCTGCTCCCGATGATTGTCCAGTTCGGCACCCAGATCATGCAGGCGCTCGCTCCGGTGGGAGAACAGCTGATGAATCAGCTTGTCCCTGCGCTCGCTCAGCTGGGAGCTGCGGTCATGGCGATGCTCCCGCAGATTATGGAGATTTTCCGTCAGCTGGGGGAGATGTTGCTTCAGCTCGTGCCGGTGTTTGGTCAGATTGTGGCGGTAGTCGTGGATTTGGGTACTCAGGTGCTCGCTGCGCTGCTGCCTGCAATTCAGAGCCTTCTGCCAGTGCTTGCGGCAATCGTGGGGGCGGTGGCAGGTGTTGTCGTTGTCCTCGTGACCTCGCTGATTCCTGTCTTCGCCTCCGTGGTGCAGGCAATCGTCCCTCTCATCACGACGCTGATTGACATTCTGGTGCCTGCAATTCAGGCGGTCCTGAATGTGGTCACGACCGTGGTGCAGGCAATCGTCCCGATTGTCCAGGGCGCCCTCAATATCGTCGTCGGCATCATCAAGACGGTGACCGCAATCATTAAGGGCGACTGGAGCGCCGCGTGGGAGGGCATCAAGCAGATTGTCGCTGGTGTCTGGGAAGTCATCAAGGGCATTGTCGTTGGTGCAATCAACATCGTTAGCTCCATCATCACGAACGCTGTGAACCTGATTCGTAGCATCTGGGATGCCGCCTGGAACGGTATCGGACGAATCGTCTCAACCATCTGGGAAGGCATTAAGAACGGCGTGGCTGCAGGCATCAACACCGTGGTCGGATTCTTCCGCTCGATGGGCACCGACATCATCGGCGTGGTGCGGGGCATCCCTGGTCAAATGATCTCTATCGGCCGCGACATCGTGGGAGGTATCGCATCTGGTATCCGTAACGCCGCCGGCGCGGTGATGGATGCCGCCCGCAGTGTCGTCAACGCTCTGCCTGATTTCGTGAAGTCTGCTCTAGGAATTCACTCGCCGTCTCGTGTCATGCGTGACCAGGTGGGTGTCTGGATTCCCGCGGGCATCGCCGCCGGCATCGACAAGACATCCGACATGGCTGTGGACGCGGTGCGGTCGATGACGGACGCTGCTGTTGAGGCGGCACAGGATGGGATGGGTTCTCTCTCGATGGCGCTCACCCCGGGCGCCGTCAGTGGCGGGTTCAACATCGGTGGAGTTGCCGCTGGTGTGGGGCGCGCTTCGGCACGCGCTGCTGTGGCGACCCCTGCTGTTGGTAGGGCGTTGCATGTGCATGTGAACGCTGGCGAGGAAATGGCCCCCGAGCGATTCGGTCGGCGTGTTGGTGAGGCCATGTCGCACCAGCTGAGCGGTTTGGAAGGAGCGTTGCTGTGATAGGTAAGGACGGGCTCCGCGTGGAGCTGACCGGGGCGCACGGCACCCTGGTACTCACAACCTTTGAAGAGCCGGCAGGAGACTTGGAAGTGTGGGTAACCGACCTGGCGGGCTGGGTCGGCGGCGTTGGAGTTGAGTCTGATGATGCGCAGCGCAAACTCGGGCACGGCATGGTTCACGCCCCGGCGCGCCGTACCGGCCGCACGCTCACGCTCAAAGGTAGCGCTGTGTCGAACACGGGCGTGCAGGTGCGCGAGCTTGCCGACCGGTTCGTTTCATCCCTGATGTGGGATGGGCGACTCGGCACGCTCCGGGTCGCCACGGACACGCTCGACCTAACGGGAGAGGTCCGGTTGGATGGGGACGTGAAGGTGGAGTTCCTTGGGGATTCCGCCTTTCTGTTTGAGGTGCCACTGTTTGCACCCGAGCCGTGGCTGTACGCGCCACCGCGCACCTATCAGCTTTACCCAGCCGGCGCGGGGGTTGGTTTGCGATTCCCGCTGTTCGTGCCTGAGCAACCCACACGCGGCGTGCTCTCGTTTGGCTCGCAGGCCCCGATGACAACCTCAATCGTAAATGAAGGAACCGTAGACGCCTACCCGGTTTATACGGTGCGTGGAGATTGGTCTAGCGGGTTCCGCATCACTGCGGAGAACAAGGTCATCGAGTACCCGTACGCGGTATTGGCAACCGCGCCAGTCACAATCGATTGCGCCCGAGGAAGGTTACTGATTGGTGGCGTGGACAGGACGAGTGAGCTGGTGGCACGCGAGTGGCATAAAATCCCGCCGCGTGCCGGGTTCGTGCCGGTTGTGCAGGCGCTCGCGCCGGCAACCGGTTGGGTCGATGTAACCGCACGCTCAACATACATTTAGGAGAGAACATATGAGTGTTGGTTTTGGAATGGCGCCGGACGCGCAGGGGAACGGAACCACCCCTGACGACCTCCAGGCGGTGCTCGCGGCACAGTACCCCGAGCCGGGCATTATCTCCGGCTGCACTGTGGCTACCCGCTCCAGCATGGAATACACCATCGCCCCGGGCGCAGTCGTGGTACATATCGCGCCGAGCCGTGCGGTGCTAGTGCCGGTGGTTGGGCAGACCATCACCACGCGCCCTGCTCCCGCGACCGGCGCTCGCACCGACTACGTTTATGTGGAGCAGCAGACCCAGCCCGTGAATGGATCCATTAGTGCGCGAGTCGCGGTCGGTACCCAGGTGCCGGACAACGCGGTGGTAATCTCCAAACGCGAAATTAAAGCGGGCATGACTGGCACGAACGCAGCCCCTGAGACCGCCAATGTGACATTTGCCCGTCCCATCGGCGGCACCCTCGGAGTGCTGTTCTCGCACAAGACCGAGACGGACGTGGTGCACGACAAGACGGACGGCGTGATTACGCGAGGCAAGGGCATGTTCTTCCTGCCCACCGACCGTACCCTCGATATTCGGCTCACCTCGTCCATTTCCAGCGTTGCCGCCAACGTTGCGAAGGGAACGCTCTCTACCTCCGCAGCTTCCAGTTCCCCGTCCGACCGGGGCAGCGTGAACTATGACATTTGGATTGACAATAAGTTGGTGCTGCGGCGCGAGCGAGTCTTCACCAATGTGTGGGACACCGTCGATTATTCGGACGTGGTGGTGCTGCCGAAGGGTTCGCACACGATTCACTACACCGTGAGCCTGCGTGTGTGGGGTTGGGAGAAGTGGACCACCCGCTATGAGGGCTTCGGAGCGAAGTATCCCTCGGATGTTCTGCGGGTTATCGATATGGGCGTGGCGAAGGAGTAGCTGTGGGATTCAGGCTGTACTGGCTGGATACGGTGACCGGTGCGGTCGGTTCCCCCATTCAGGACGTGACCGCATGCTCCTGGGCGATAAGTCTGAACAAGGTCGAGGAGCTTACGTTCACGATTCCGAAGCGGAGCTTGGCAGGGCACCAACGCACAACCTATGAGCCGCTCACAGGCGGCGTGCTCCTCACCCACACCGGGCAGGACGGCACCGAGTACCCGCTTATCGCCGGTCCAATCATCGATTGGGGCACAGAGACTGGTACAAGCCTGGAACTCAAGTGCGCGGGTGTGCGTGAGCTGTTCGAGCGCCGCACCATCTGGGACACCCTAACCTACAAGAACATGAGCCTGGGCGAGATTGCCTGGGCTCTTGCTGTCCACGGTATGAACCGCCCCGGTGGTGGACTACCGGTGGTGCACGGCGTGCAGGGTGGGCTCGGGGCACAGATCAGGGAGCGTACCTATGAGCGGTGGAATGTCGCGAACAACCTCATCGGCAAGCGCTGGAGCGAGCTGTCGGCGGTGATTAACGGCCCCGATATTATGCTGCGCCCCCGCTGGAAGAGTGAGGCGCACACTCATATTGAGTGGGTGTTCATGCATGGGGTTGAGGAATACCCGTTCATTGCGCAGAAGTTCACGCCGGACTTCGATACAACCGCACACTCAGCAACCGATATCGAGGTCAAGGTGACCTCCACGGGCAAGGACATCACGCACCGCATCTGGTGCACCGGCGCAGGAGAAGGCGAAGGAACCGCCATCGCCTGGGCGGAGAACCTCTCGCAGGTGTGGCGCGACCATGCTCCGTTCGTGGAGGGCATCATCACCGATGCAGACCAGGCCGACACGTTCGTGCTGAAGCAGAAAGCCGAAGGCGCGTTGGCTGCGCGGGCAAAGATGATTGACCAGGTCACCATTGAGATGGGCACCGACAGGCTCGGTGCACCGCTCGGGTCGTGGTTCGTGGGCGATACCGCCACCGTCACCCTGGCAGGCTGGTTGTCGGTGCCGGATGGGACGCGGCAGATGCGCATCATCAAGATGACCGGTACCCTCGCCGGGTCGGTGACGCTGGATTTTCAAGAAGCATCCTGGCAATAAAAAAGACAGGGAGGTAACCGGTGGTTGATTATATTGACCAGCGCCCCACGCCCGCGCAGGCGGTGGACACGCTGCGTGCGCAGCTCATCAAGGCGCGGGCACCCGCGTCCACGCCGCACGGTATTAAAATCGCGCGCCAGAATGAAGCGACCCTGTACCTGGATTCCACTGGTTCGGCGCGCCGCTGGGACGGGGACACGCTCGCGAACTTCGATGAGCGGCTGTCCGAGGCGGGCAAGGTAGTCGTGCAGGCGCGGCAAACTCTGCAGAAGGCCGAGCTTGGGCTGGTCGAGGCGGAGTCCCGCATCCAGGCAGTGGAGCAGCAGACCAGTAAAGACGCCATCACCAAAAAGGCGGTGGCGGGGCTTAAAGGTTTGTCGGAGCCGTGGATTGGGCGGGACATGATTGTGCCCGGCACTATCGATGTGCGGCGGTTGAACGTGACGCAGGAGTTGGCCGCGCAGGTGGTGCGCGCGATGAGTGCGGAGACGAAGAATCTGGTGGTGACCGAGGACGCGATTTTGAACCGGGCCACGATTATCGAGGGACTGGTGACTTCGAAGGTCGCAGCGAAACTTGTCACGAGTGGCCTGCTTCAGACGACGGAGGCGGAGCGGCGCGGCCTGAAAATCAACTCGTCCGGCATCACCGCGTACAACCACTTGGGTGAGCAGACAGTAAAGATTGACGCCAATGGCGTGGAGAACGAGTTCCGCGGTACCTTTCACACCTCCGATAAGTCCAAGCCCGGCCTCTCGATTTACACCACCCCTGGTCGCGGCCCAGCGGGGAGCATAGACTCGGTCATCGAGATGCGCACCGGTGCGAGCAATGCCACCACGCCCTCGGGTGTGGTGCGAATGAACCCGCAGGGCGCGCTCACCCTTGGTGTGCAGCCCTCTGGTACGAACCCCGCCGATGTGAAGGGGCTCGTGGTGCTCCCTGACGGGGATGTGACCGTGCAGGGGCGCATGATTATGAACCAGGGTATGTACCTGCGCACCCTCATCGAGCAGTCCGAGACAACGATCTTCATCGCTGTTGGGCCGTTGGAGATCCCGCGCCACTCTGCAGTGCGGAGGCGCATCACATTCCGTGAGCAGGTGCAGCTCCCTGTGGTGGTCACGCAAGCCGGCAACTCGATCTGGCCGATTGTGTCGAACGTCTACTCAAGTTCCAGAAGCCACGTTGAAGTGATTGTGCACAACGTGACGAATGAGCTCATCCGGGATGCGTGGGTGGATGTCGTCGTCCTGCCCATCAAACGATAAGGAGAAACGAAGTGACTTTGGAGCAGTGGCAGGCTAAAGCCCTGTACCTTCAGCAAGAGAATGAGAAGCTGCGACGTGAGCTGCTGGATGAGCGGATTCTTGCCGGTGTCATCCGCCTAGAATCCCCCGAGACCACCCCGGCACCACCGGAGCCGGTGGTAGGTGAGGTTATCGACCCAGGCGCACGGGTGGGCGATGAGCTCTAAAATCGAGGTGAACTTCGGCAAGACCGGGTACCCGCCCGGCACCACCGGAGCCGTCGCGTTCATCCCCTCACACCCTGGCATCGAGTCCGGTACCGCCGAGACGACCGGATGGCTCGGGGCAGGGCAGCAACTCTATGATGATGCCACCGAGAAGGGCATGGTCGAGCTGGCTGTGCCAGAATCGGGGGCGGTGTCCTATGACGTGGTCGCTTACCTCAAAGACGGCGATGGCGTGATGCTGGAGGGGCAGCCCGTACAGCGTCTCACCATCCAAGCCGGAGACGGCCCCGTGACGCTACAGGACGTGCCACTGCTCGTCCAGGCAGGGGAGACTGTCACGACGCAGACCTACGCACGCCCCTCCTGGGCGTCCAAGCCGGTAGAAGCACCCGCTCCCGCGCCGGTACCGCACCCGGATAAACCCAGTAGTGATGATGGAGGGCATGTTGCCCCGGTTGCACCTACGGTACGTCCCATCCTGGACATGTCCGAGGTCCGCGACTATGTAGACAAGCAGCAACGCATTCTGGATGCGAAGCGCTCCTACCGGGCACGGATGCGCTCGATTGTGCCGCCAACCTATTTTTACCCCGACTACTGGAAACCGGTCGCGGAGCAGAACTGGCACACCATGGCGCAAGCATCCGAAGTCTGCCCGTTCCTCATCATCAACCCGGCGTCTGGCCCTGGAGAAGGTCCCGGATCCCCGCAGCACAAGGATTTCACGAATCAGCTCAAGCTCAACAGGGGTGAATACGGGCAGAAAATCTACGGCTACGTCAGGACGGGTGCATCAATTGGGCAGCCACGCGACCTGGAAACCCTCTTCGATGAAGTGCGCAAATACATCGACTGGTACGACGTGGACGGCATCTTCTGGGACGAGGCGTATAACGGCTGGGGCGACCAGGCAGGCAAGGAGGAATTCCACCACCGCATCGCCGACCGCTTCAACGCACTGTACCCGTGGATGCCCACAATCGTGAACCCCGGCGCGAACACCACCGCCGGGATGGTCGGCACTGGCTGGCACATGATGACGTTCGAGCAGGAAGCCTCCCTGTATCTAACTGACAAGTACCTCGTGCAGGAGCACTACAAGGGGCAGCCGAGGCAGATGTTCTGGCACTGTATCCACGACATCACGGGGTTTGAGCAGGCGGTGCAAGTGCTACGCCTGGCGGACACCCTGAACGTAGGCATCCTTTATCTGACGGACGACACAATCTGGGAGACCAAGGACGGAACGCGATCCAGGACGGCAAACCCGTACGATCGCTTGCCTGCCGCGTGGCTGTGGAGGTTGCAGATTGCATGGGCGAAGGGTGAGCTGGATGATTACCTCACCCAGGTTGATATTCTGCGGCAGAACCTCGCCGTACTTGAGTCTGTCAGGGCTCCGGCGGAGACGCTAGCTGCTGCGAGGTTGAAGATCCAAGCAATGACAGGAGGAAACTAGCATGGGTGTGGTAGACAACCTGGCGGAGTCCGGGTTCGTGCCTGCTTATGGGCTGGTGACGGCAAAGTTCGTTACGCACCAGCACGCGCCGGGTGATGCAGCGGATGGTGTGCCGGTGCAGGGGCGTGTGGTGTTTACACCGACTACGCGGGTTGCGGATGCTGGGACGAGACGCGTGTTTGTTCCTGCGCCGGTGACCGGCTGGCTGCGTGACGGGGTGCTCTGGGATGCGCCACGCGGCGGGAACCAGGGAGTGCGCCTGATGGCTCCGAGCCCGGGGGCGGTGCCTTCTGAATGGGGGTACCGTGTGGAGGCGCAGCTACGGGATGTCGCGGGATGTGCCGCGCAGCTGTCGTACCCGAGCATTTATGTTCGCGCGGGTGTGACGCTAGATTTGGCGACGGTTGCCCCCGCCGGCGCGGAGAGCACGATTCCTGCGCCGGTACCGGTGAAGGGCGACCGTGGCGAGCGTGGCGAGCCCGGACCCAAGGGTGAGCGTGGTGAGGCTGGAGAGCGAGGCCCCAAGGGCGACCCTGGCGAGCCTGGCCCCAAGGGTGACCGTGGTGAACGTGGCGAGCAGGGTCCTAAGGGTGACCGTGGTGAACGTGGCGAGCAGGGTCCTAAAGGTGAACCTGGCGGGCTGGACGCGGAAGCAGCCGCACTTGTGCAACGCCTCGCCTCCGGGGCAACCCCGCGCGATACTGGCTGGCGACGCGAAGAGTCCCCAGCCATCGCCGCCGGAGCTCTTTTCTACCGTCGCGTCGGAGACTGGTGCATCATCGCCGCCCGCGGCGGCAACTGGGACACTATCACTGTCCACGACCGCCCAGACATCACAGATTTGAATTACCACGACAGGGGCGAAAAGATTCGTCTCAGCAACAACGTTCCACCCGGGTGGCAATCCAACAATCCTGTACTAGCCCCCGTGGTCACAGACACGGGAGAACCCCGAGGTATCATTCTCCTCCACGCAAGGGGCGACGGGAATCGTATCACCTGGCGCCGCGGGACCCTTGACCTTTCCCCACAAAACCGCAGCAACCTGCGGTGTGGCATGCTCATCTACCCAGCCTCCGACCCGTTCCCGACCGCACTGCCGGGCACCCCCGCCTAAACGTGGCGCGGGAACACCAAAAAAATTATTCACTGAGAAAGGACGGTAACCAGACATGGCTACCATCGCACAAGAACTCGCCGCCTCCCAGGACGCCGACCTGCTCAATCGCGCCACCCAGGCCGCCCAGCGCCAGCGTATCCCCAACGCCCAGTACTCCGTCGAGGCAAACATTGGGCTGCTCGTCTCCCTGCCCGCCGGGGCAGGCTCCACCCAGACCATCGCAGACGAACACGCCTACGCCGTCGCCGAGCATGCCAAAGCCGTGGCTGCACTAAATGAGGCACAGGCCGAGCTGGACGCCAAGCGCGCCGCGCTCGCTTCCCCTGGTGCGGACCCGACCCGCGTGACGGATGAGTACATCATGCACGCCATTGGGGTTCTCTTCAAGGCGCCCAACGCCGAAGAAACCACCACCGTGGGAGAGTAGGCGCGGTGATGTTGCCGGAGATTCCCCGCATCGGGCACCCGGTGCTGGACGGCATCATCCAAGCCGTCGTCTCAGTCGGAGCCGTGCTTTTCTCACTGCTGATTGTCTGGCTCAAGTGGGGTGCCCCGCAATGGGAGCGTCTGAACTCCAAGGTGCGCTCCATCAAGGAGCAGACCAACAACAGCCATGAGACGAACCTGCGCGATGACCTGGACAAGGTTCTTGAGCGGGTGGAGCAGGTGAGTGCAGCGCTGACACAGATGCAGGGAGATACGAACACAGCCCTGCTGAACGTGGTGAAACGCTTGGATACCATCGCCGAGGACTTTACTGCAGCTCGCGCCGAGCACGCCGATTTTCGGCGAGACATTGGCGGGCTGCGGGAGGAGATGCGGCATGCGCGTAAGCGCCATGATGCCAGCGAGGACAGAATTACTGCCATCGAAACATTGGGTGGCTCATCTTTTGCCCGCGCTATGAAGAAGGAAGATTAGCCCCCCACGTGGGGGCTTCAACGTTTAAGAAGGAGTAGCGATGAGGTATCTCGTAGAAGTTATTGAGGCTGAACAGGCGCCGCAAGGTCAGCTGGCTCAGCCGCAGTCAGTGCCGGCACCTGCACCGGCTACTCACCGCACGGTGGATGCTGTTGCGGCTGGTGCTGACCCGACCGGTGCAGCGGATTCGACTGCCGCAATTAACCAGGCTATCCGCCGTGTTCATGAGGCTGGTGGCGGTACCGTACACCTGCCGGCAGGTAGTTATAAGGTGTCCGCGCCGTTCATTGAGCTGCTGGGCGGCGTTCACCTGCAGGGTGCTGGTCGCGAATCGACCATCATCTTTGCGGACACTGGCGCAGGGGCGGAGCAGAAGACGGCGATTATCCACGCGGGCACCTGGCTCACCCCGCGTGTTGGCAAGGACAATCTGCTGATGGGTGTCTCGGATTTGTGGATTAAGTCTTCTCACCCTCGCCCGTCGCATGTTTCGTCGGCGCCCCCGCGCCCTGGCCAGGATGGTATGCACCCGAATATTGGCGGCGTCCTCCTAAATACCGAGCTGGGTGATAATCCTCCCGAGCCTGACGGCGCCCACCGTATCGAGAATGTCCTTATTTGGGACGCCGCGTTCGGTGTGGCTGTGCTGGGTCTGGACGACCAGGGATGCCAGCTGCGGAACATTCGCGTCCGCCGCACTCTGGGCGCCGGCGTCGTCATCGGCAAGTCACCGGAGCACATCACCTCTGTGACGGCTGGCCGCCGCGAGATTGGTGCGGCAGACAATATCCTCGACGCTATCGATGTATCGGGCGCGAATATTGCAGGTGGCACTAATGCGGGCTTCGAGATTTACGCGACCAATACCACTCTGATTGGTTGCAAGTCCTGGTACAACCGCCGCTCGATTCACGGGGCAGAGGGGCGACCAGGCGGCATCTGGGACACCTCCAACATGCACCGCTTCACCGCCGCCGGCGCAGGCTTCTTCATCCGTGGAGGACGCAACATCCTCACCGCGTGTACTGCCCAGGAGAATGGCGGTCACGGCTTCGTGCAGGTCGGTCATTCCTCGCAGATCACCGGGTGCCGTTCTGCTTCGAGCTCCTGGCATGACTGTGTCAGCGGTGAAGCAAAGCCCGCAGAGGCGGCTGACTTCTTCGTCACGAACTGGGCACACCACCTCATCCTGAGCTCGAATATCGCGCAGGCAGAGTACAAGGGCAAGAACCCCCGATACGGCTTCGCCGTCGAGAAGTGGGCACACGACATCAGCGGCACCTCAAACATGACCGTAGACATCCCCACCCCTCACCGCGCCACCGACATGGGCGTGGCTGTGAAGCTGGAAATCAACACCAACACCATTAATTAAGGAGACATTGTGCAGTACACCGACATCACCGAGTACAACGCCACTTCGTTCACCTCGGCGAATCGCACTATCAACGACATCGACACCATCGTTATCCACCACTGGGGTAATGATGGTCAGCGCTTCGAGGACGTGTGTAATTTCTTTGCCGGCGGCCCCGGCACCTCCGCACATTTTGTGGTGGAGGCAGGCCGCTGCGCCCAGCTTGTGGAGTTCAAGGACATCGCCTGGCATGCAGGTAACTGGGCGGCAAACCAGCGCTCGATTGGTATCGAGTGCCGCCCCGAGATGAGCAACGAAGACTTCGAGACCGTCGCACAGGTAATCGCTGATCTGGAGACTTTCTATGGAAAGTCCTTCTACATCAATGGCCACAAGGAATATTTCGCGACTGCTTGCCCCGGCCGATGGTACGACCAGCTCGACCGCCTCATTGACCGCGTCAACGCCATCAAGGAGGGCAAGGTCGAGCGCGGCATCGAGGGTGTCCCCGCACCCCTGGACAAGGCGGAGGTCTCGGCTCTGCGTGCGTCCTGGGAGAAGCTGCAGAATGCAGTAGACGAGCTTGGCAAGGAGATTGACCATGCGTAAGATGTCCGCATCTCAGGCCGCGGCGTTCCGTAAGTCGCTGTATGCGTGGGCTCCTGTAATCTCTGGCTTGCTCACCACATTCGGTATTGCTACCGAGCAACAGGCCGCCGCGGTAGCGGGTGCGATTATCTGTACTGTCACGACTGCGCTTGCGTACTTCAACACGGACCCGAGCCTGTACAGCGACAAGGCGCCTTCTTCAGAAGCTTCTTCAGAAGTCGAATAAGTGCGTCAAAGTGGGGAGTAAATGGGGACCAACCCCAACCACCCCCTATTTCTACCCCGGAATATCAAGGAAGCCAGGCTTTTTCATAAACAAGGCTTTCTAAAACTTGCGGGGTACGTGAGTATCCCTATGGTTTAGGGCAAATACCCCCGAAATCCCTTATTTATAAGGGGTTTCGGGGGTATTTTTTTCATGCCAAAACTGCAAATGGTGACAGTCTAGTAGCAGTTAAGAGAGATTTCAAAGTGGGGAGTAAATGGGGACCAAATCTAGCCCGCCAGCCCCTCCAACGCTTCTGCAAACGCCGCCTGCTTACTCCGCTGCACATAGGCAGATCTCGTCATCTCCTCCGACGCATGACCAAGCTGCAAAGATGCCTCCGCAAGACCCAGCCGCTCATCAAGGAAGGTCGCTGTCGTCCTGCGGAGCACATGCCAGGTCACCCACTCCAGTTCAGAGCCCGCCAGCGCCCGCTGGAGGTAGTTCCTCGCTGAATTGTAGGCAAGTGGTGCCCCGCCTTGCTCGAACACGTGCCCGGCACCGTCACGGGCCTCTGAGCGCCGCCTCCGCAGCACAGCAAGAACAAAGGGCGGCACCTGCAAAGTACGAACCTCGTGAGTCTTCGTATCTGCCTGCCAACCCGCCTTCTGAACGAGAGTGCCGCAAATGGTCACAGTCCCCGCCTCAAGATCAACATCTTGCCAACGGATACCGGCACCTTCACCCCAACGGCACCCAGTACCCAAGAGCACATCAACAAGATCAGGAAGATACCCGCTGTAAGTAGGCGTTGCCTGCAACCCCGATACGAGCCTCCGCAGCTCTCGAACCTGCTCCAAATCCAGCGCTCGCACTTCCTTCTTCTTGGTCTTCACCGGGCGAGTCGCTAGAACCGGGTTGTGCGCCAAAGCCCCAAGACGCACCGCCTCATCCAACGCCATTTTGAGCGTCAATCGCTGGTTATACCGCACACTAGGCAAATCAATACCCGCCAGGTACGCATCCAGCGCCCCGGCAGTGAGCTCTCTCAGCTGCAAAGAGCCAAGATTCTGAGAAAGACGCTCAGCCCACAGCTTGTAATTACGCAAGGTATTCAGAGCCAACCCATCATCCAACCCAGACACCCACCGCTCCAGAGCCTCCCTAAGCGTCGTCGCAGAGGACAGCTCAGCACCAGCCACAGGCAGATTCGACAACTTCAACTTCACACGGTGCTCAGCCGCCGCCTTCGTTGGCCCCTGCGCCGTCACCTCCCGCCGCACGCCAGCGCTATCACGAAAATAGACACGCGCCATCCAGCGTTTCGGCTTAATCCGCCGAGCCATGATCTTTCCATGAGAACCAATCGGAAGAGGGTCCCTAACCACCCACTTCTCCTTTCACTTGCGCTCGACCGCAGGTGACGCTAAACTCGGTCATCTCGTTCGAGCATTCCTTCAGCATGGACTGCACAGGAACCGCCCCGTCTACTGCCGGATACAGTAGGTGGGGCGGTTATCTTTTTTTTGCCCAAAAACCACCACACCACACCACGACACGCCGACACCTTGAGGCTCTTGCCGCAATCGCCACGTGACGCTACACTACTTCGGCAATAACCGATAACTACGAGGCGGAACCTGCAAGGGCGAGCTGAGTCGGCATCTTATTGTTGTGTGAGTGAACTGCATCAGCGGATACAATAAGCGCTTATTTCTCCTTACATTGATTGATGATGCACAGACGGGGCGGAC